TTTAGTGTACTTCCGTAACCTACTATCTATTAAAGTAGTAGCATTTAGAACTTGGTTGTTATTATCATCCCATTCAAAATCCTGAGAATTATTTTTAAGACCTGTCTTTAACTCTTGAAGTAAAGCTTTTGAGTTAACAAGATGTGCAGACATAGCTTCAGTATCTCCTGCAAAGATATCTGGAGCGATTTTACCTTCTTTTAATGCTTTCCTAATAACATTACTATCTAACAGTTTTAATGTAGGATGTGTAATATCTATAGCCTCTTCATCGTTTAAAGCAAATAATGCATCAAACTTTTCTTGTGATTCTTGCTCACCATAAGGTACTTTATCTCTCTTAGCTTTCATGTCTTCCCAGAATTTCGGTTCAATATAACCAAGAAACTCTTCGTTAGACTTCATCTCTTGTACAGCAACATCATATGCAGCTATATCACGATTAAGAGAATAATCAGTTAATATTTGATTTCTTTGTGCTTTTATTTTGGAGTTTATAGTAGCTTGTTTTTCTCTAGCAATACGGTCAGTTTCTTCTGCTAACGTAGCTCTTATGTCATTCATGTTGAACTTAGAAGGCCAGAGTTCAGATAAAGTTTTCTTTTCATAAACCCATTCACCGTCTTTATTCTTATATCTTTTACTAACACCAGGAACATAAAATAGACCATTCTCCAATACTTCCAACACATCTTCTTGATCGTCAATGTTTTGCATACTTCCTGTCCTTAGTTTAGAAGTGTCTCCAACTAAAGCTTCTATCAATGCATCATTAGCGTTCATCACTTTACTACCTGATGTTTGTAAAGCACGTAGATTCCCAGGTTCAGTGTTAAGGAATGTTTGTATATTTGTTGTCAACTCCTCCCCGCCATCTGCATCTACACCTTCAATACCTAAACTAATACCATGTTTGTTGTTTTCAGAAGCTGTTGCTGCTTCTTCTAGTATAGCTGACTTTGCTTCTTTCTGTTGAAACTCAGCATTACTTTTAAGTATAGGACGTGTTAAAAGTTTATTAATGAAGTGTTCAGATAAACCAGATTCTTTACCTTTCTCAACTGCATAACTATTAGTAAGATGACCTAATATAGCCTTTTTCTTTTCAAAACCAGCCTCACCTGTATATCTATGGTACTGACCAATTATAATAGGGTCTTCTTCAGTACCTATATTCTCAGTAGAAAGTGGATTATTTTCATTATATATTAAAGCACTGTCTCTATATGCATCATAGCCAGTAGCTGACTGCATTAATATACCTTTTCTAAAACCAAAAGCTCTATTAGAACCTAGTTTTTTGATATTTAAGAGACGGTATTCTTCTTTTAAAGATGGTATATAGCCTGTTTCTTCCCATTTTTTCCTAATATTATCTACAGTATCTTCAGTTTTCTCTGCTTGCTTGGTGATTTTTGCTTCAATTTCAGCAAGTTGAGCGTCATTAGCATCTATCTCGGCAACAACATCTGGGTCACCTTGCTCATATGCAATACCTTTTGTTACTCCATTCTCTATTTGTTGGTCAAATACTGGTTTTATGACATTACTCGCAAGAGAACTCATAAAAGTATCAAGAGTTTTACTGAACTGTCTTAGGTTATTTAACTCGTAAGTATCTTTTTTGGATGCTAACGCATCTATGCGTGTCATCTCATTTGTCATTTGAACGCCTTGACGTTCCATGCCTTTGACATCTTCTTTACGTTGAGTGTCTAGAGCCTTAGCGTATTGCCGTAGCTGCTTGCTTTCATCTAGACCTGTACGTTTTCTGAAGCCAGTGGCTTTTGTGCTTCTTTGATATGGCATTGTTATCAGTTAAGTACTGTACCCCAGTATTCATCACCACCTATAGCTGATCCCATACTAAATGTGGTAGATAATCCACCGAGTATAGGTCCAAGTACAGAAGGTTTAGACGGAGCATTTTGTTTGATTGGTTTAATAGTTTCAAACGAAGCGGACGGTGCTACTAAAGCGGAGTGAGTTATACTATTCTTAGCGTTGGTATCAGCAGCATATTGATCTAAATCAATGCCGTATCTAGAAATACCATAAGCTCGTGTAGCATCGAATACCGTAGCATCAATCTGAGCTTGTTCAAATCCAAGTTCTCTTTCAGCTTGGCCTAGTTCTAACATCATTGATTGACCAGATGCCATACCACTTGCTAATACAGTACCTTGGGCTTGTATAGCTTTAGCTAAGTTAGCTTGGCTAGCAAACATCTGTTCGTTTAATTTCTCTTGAAGCTCTTGATCTGCAGCCGCTACTGCTCTATTAGCTTCTAATTGGTTTAGTTCTCTTTGCTTGAAGTATGCTTGCTTTGAGGCTGCATCAGCTCCTAACTGTGCTTCAAATACATTAAGTTTCTGTTGGTCATTGTATGCAGAAATCTGTATATCACTTATGTATTTTTGCCTAGCCATAGCATTAGAACGGTTGACAGCATCGACTTGTGCTCGATGTGCTCTGTTCTGTTCTTGTATGCCTGAAATAGCTTTCGCACCACCCATTGCCGCCGAGATAATTAGCGTTGGTTCGCACATGTTCTTATAAACTGTATGAGGGGGACACCATTATAAACATGGTAGTTAATGAAATTGAAGCCTAGTAGTTTAAGTAATTTAATATGAGACTCATTACGCATATCTGCGTGGTTAAAAACATAAGGGTTGGATAAACTATTTACCCAGCGTTTAGCTTCCCGTACAAACGTATGTGGGTACTCTGTGCTGGCCTCAGTACAAAGCATCCATATAACATTCTGTGGGGTCACACCCGCCACTCCAGCAGCCTTGCCGTTGGGAACCTTAAAATAAACACAACTTCCATATGTGGAATTAAAATATGATTGGATACAAACTGCTTCAGCACAGTATCCTGTTGTCTCTTCTACCTCACGTCTATCTTCATAGCGTAAGTTCAACCCCACACTTAGAGCTAACTCTGGAGTGCAGGGTTGTATATACTTACCTTCGTACATGTCTTCTTGGGTTATAATTGCCGTCCCAGCTGGCTGAGATTAAAGCAGTAGAAAATGGATCTGGTATTTTTATCTGTAAGTTATATTTAGTATTCTTCTTTTGTATAGGTACTCTAACAGACTTATTAAGTTCTGAAGGTGGTTTACCAAAGTTAGCTAAACCAGTTTTCATACCTGATTCATATTGAATGTAGTCATCAAACTCTTTGGTAACTGCACCAGCATTATCAGTATAAGAATTTCTAGCTGTTATATGGAACTCCATAGGACCAGATACACCTAAATCAAAATTGATACCTGATATTCTTAACACACCATTTGTATCATATTTATTAGCTTCAACCATTAAATGATAATCTGGTAGTTCAACTGTACTAGTATAAGCATAGCCTACAACGACTTCCCATCCAGTCATGTTGATACCATTAAAGGTAGCACTATTGGTAGTCACAGAATCAGCTTTAACAACTGCACCTGCGTTAACACCTTCTAAACCAACTGCATAGAAATCAGTAGCAGCAGTAGGTGTGTAGTTTAAAGCTAAGACAGTTTTCTCAGGAGCTGTTGTAGTTTGAGCTGTGTATGTTATAGAGGTTGGTACATCCATACAATCTAGACAAGCTTCAAACCATCTAGCTGTGTAGAGTGGTTTACCTACATTCGCTTCTATACCACCAACAGTATAACTTCTAGTAGCTGTAGCATCTGTTACATACTCATGTCTGCATAATAGATAATCACTACCATGTTTAGTTATTATATAGAAACTACCAGCAGTGTACACCATGTATTGTAAAGTACCAGTTAAAGTCCAACTATACCAAGCAGATTGATCTCTCCTATCTCCAGAATCAAAATATTTATAATGATAAAGTTCGGTTGAATTTTTCTTACCAAAAGTGACAATACCTAATGCGGTAGAGTTAGCTGAAATACTAACATCTTTAGGTATAAATTCTGGTACAACTCTAGTTTGTTCTAAAATTTTAGGTGGGACATCATCATCTAATATTGTTGCTTCAAACGCTCTAGTATATGCAGATACATTAGAAGTAAACATAACTGATGTACCCATATCCCTAGGTTGTAAGGAAGAGTCTGCTTCATAACTAGATATTTTCTTTAGTCGTGCAGTTTTAGGACTAAAGATATCTGACTCAGTAAATAACAAGAATTGTCCGTTATCACTGAACATCATCACCCCTTTTTGTATAGGGAGTACATGGTTGATAAATGCAGGTTTGATATCTGATACTGTAATATCAATAGGATTATCATCACTGGTGCTAATAGCAGATACAATAAAGAAATTAAAGTAATCTCCAGGACGGCTAAGAACTACCTGCTCATCTGCAACAAGTCCTAATCTATTTCTATGAAAAAATATTTTCTGTATATTTTTACCATTAAAACTAGGAAATGGGTTGGTTTCATCGTCACCTACTTCTCTATACTTCCAATAGTTATCATTGTTATCAGCAGTAGCTGTAGTTTCATCTAACTTTTTAAACGTAAATGTTTCTGGGTTAGTACGGTTATTAACTAAAGCATGAGGCATCTTAGCAGGGTCTAATCCTTTAACCATAGGATCACTGCCTGATGAAAAGTTATGTGGTCTAGCACATTCTTCCCATTTACCACTACCTTGTGTACCGTTATCTGCTATAAATTTTACATAGTAGTTATCAGACTCTGTGTCAGAATCATTAGCTACCTGTGCTATATAACCGTGTTTACATTGACTGGGTAATCTACTTACATCTTGAGCTGTATTACCTATTATATTCATCTGCTCATTCACAGCACCTCCGAGGAAGTTTACTGTAGGTGCAGCACTACCATAAAGGTATAAACCACTACCAATTACTTCAGCAGTTACATTAGTTAAGCTGGCATTGACTGCAGTAAATAACTTTTGAAGTATATTTGCCATACTTAATTTACCCTGATCAGGGTTCTTAGGTGTACGGTAAAAAGCTATACCAGACACACCTTCATAAGTTTCAACTTCTTCAACAGCATCTACATTAACTGTATAACTAACCCCTTCAATAGTAATAGTATGTGATTTAGCTAACGCTGCAGATTCAGTGGTTTCTTTAATAAGACCCCCATCTTTTAACGTAACTTGTGCTGTATAACGTGTTTTATAAATCTGTGTATAACCTATAAAATCTTCACCAGAACCTGAAGTTGTACCAGTTGTATTACCATCGTTATCAACAGTACCAGTAGAACCATCTTCCCAGTTATACCTCTGCTTATCTACATAAGCTGCAGCATTGACTGTTACATGACCTTCTAGATCTACACAAGCAGCATCACTAAATGAAAACTGAGCTAAACCTGCATAAGGACTGTCATTATCAGTATCATCCCATGTATTACCAGTCTCGTTATTACCACTAGGTGAGTTAGTATTTTTAGTTACACTTAAAGCTGTTGCTCTATAGTATGTCTGTGTGGCAGGTGCTGTACTACCTGTGTATAAAACATACTCAGTGTTGTAAGCAATAGTATCTAACCTAGCAAAAGCGTAGTCCCCACCGTTGAGAGGAGTAGCAGTGTTCCCAGTGGTACCAACCTCTTTCTGAGGGTTAGTGATAATCGTGTAGTCTTGTATTGTCTGTATAGCATAAGGTTTTGTAGTACCTGTTTGTTGCATATAAGTGAACAAAGAATCACCATCTGCATTAGTAAGACTAGCTTCTACACCAGTTAAAAGGTTCCAAATTCTTATAGGTTTAGTACCACTGTAACTAGATAATGCTGTCATCTGTACTAAATATTTTTCATCTCCATCTCTTATAATTTCATACCAATATCCATTTGCTGTGACATTAGTAAGTTTTTTAACAAACTCCCCAGGAGGTCGTTTCATCAACCCGAAAGTGACGTCAGGTACAGCATTATCACATACTCTGAGCTGTCCAGGAAATTTAATTGTGTCTGGTTGTTGAGATACTCCCCCTAGAAAGTTAGGAATACGTTGATTAATTGCTGCCATTACCTTCTCTGTAGTACTTGGTATGGTCGGTAAACAGTGCTAGCATTAGTTCTACCTTCTTGGTTATTGAAGATATTATAATCACCTTGAGCAGTATCATACTCCAACGCCACAGCCCTTGCTTGGGCTTCGTCTGCTGAGATAAGTTCTGCTGCTTCTGGGTTGTTTACCATACGGTTGGAAGCGATCCTTGAGGCTCTAACGGTTATGTAATCTTGGAATACTTGAGGTATATCATTGAAGTTGACCATCCATATTAAGTCAACATATATTTTATTATTGTTTGCATTTGTAAATTCAAAAGTATGATCATGTAAATCATACAACTTTTTAATACCGTTGTGTTCTCTCCTTACAGTATCAAATGCATCGGGGTGGCGGTATCTATTAAGGTCTATTTGTAGTACATTATCAGGGACAATACAATGCTTGTTTGAATCTAATGTAATAGGGTATTGTGTTTCAGTATTGAATTTCCAACCTTCCGCTAATATCTCACGGCAGACTTGCTGCAGAGTTTTCTGTGCAATAGCCACTTCAGGGCTTTGTACACTTAAGGTATTAACAGGTGACTCTCCAACACTCATCAATATAGAGTTTACTGCATCCAG